GTGCTGGTGATCGACTGCAAAGCGCCCTCTTGATCGCGGTAGGTGACCGTGATCGGGGCATCCAGCATCGGCAGGCGTGGCAACACCAGTTCCCACAATGGGAAGCAGTAGTAGCGAGCCTCCCATGTGGACGTGATCAGCGTAACGTCGTGGATTTCCTCCACATACTCGCGCGCCGTGCTGATCAGACCTTGGATGTAGGCATCGTCGTCTTCGGTATCAACGCGGCAGTGGGCCTTCGCCTCGAGCAGGCTGACCGGCTCGACGGTGGGCTGCACAACTCGGGCAAGACTCCGATACGGAGTGATCGTCGGCGAGGAGTTTCTGGGCAAGCCGAACAAGACAGTCGTCATTACTGACGGGCTTTGCGGCGCAGAGTAATCGATGGAACTCATTTCCTTCTCCGCACTTTGGTGTCTGGCATGTCTGCTCGTTCAAGCCCACGTTCCTCGGCGGCCTCGGCTGTCTCGGTCCGCTCTTCAGGGAACTCTTCGATCAGCCCCTGCTTGATCAATTCGATCGCCATCCCGCGATCCCAGTCGAATACGCTGCCCACTGGGTAAGCAGCGAAGCCGACCAGAACACGAATGCGAATTGCCCCCTCACGAACTGCACTCATCGAACGATCCCCCATGCTTCTTTCGGGCCGGCGCCGCCCTTCCAGTACTCGGTTGTGTGTTGCTGCACCTTGCCCGTGCCGGTTTCGCGACTGGGCCAGGTGATCATCGGCTCAATGTGGCCGATCGAGATTGCCGTGGCGATGCCAAGCTTGTTGCCAGCGGCCTTCCACTGATTCCAGAAGTAGATGTCTTCGTCAATGTGGTCGGGAGCCTCCCAGGTGCCGTCCGCGCCGGCGGCGGCGAGGAACCATGGCTTCGGCAGCTTCTTGAGTGCCGACACCCGAATCAGCGTCAGCCCGAAGTGGGCGGTGTCCACCAACTGCACCGACTTCTTGAACCATTCGTCATCGACATCCTTCTTATCCTCGGGGCCGACGCCCGGCAGAGAGAGCATGATCGTGTTCGCCTCCCGCTTCGTCTGAAGCGGGGCGATGGCATCGACGCCAGAGTGGCAGAAGAGGGCCACCAACGCCTCAAACGTCTTGGTCGAGAAGACGCTATCGTAATCTATGCACAGGATTACGTCGTTGTCGTCCATGCAATACTGCATGGCCCTCTCAAGGCACTGCCCCCAGAACGCGCCAGTGACGCGATACGGCGATATGCCGTGTGGGGCAAGTGCCTGAGAGACACAGAACATGTTGTCGCTGAACGCCAACCGCGGGGTGGACATCACCGCCGCGATCTTCAGTTCCGCTTCAATGTTCCCAGTACGAATTAGCATCGAATCGCTCCTTGTAGGGAGCGGGCGCGCGTCCCTGCGCCTATTCGGCCATCCTTGGCCGTCCCGCAATATGGGACTTAACCGTTGACCACTGCCAGCACCCCAGCCGCCGTGGCGGAATCGGGGGCAACACGACCGCGACTCAGGCGAGCATCGATGGCGACGTTGACGGCCGTCGAGGGCGTCACTAGCACCTTCAGGTATCGCTTCAGTTCACGGCAGTCGATGGACAGCTTCACCGCCGACACGCTGCCCGTGCTGGTAACGGTGGGGATCGTGAATCCGCCGGTGCCGCCACCCACGAACGCCGTGATATCGGTGTAGGTGGAGGCGTCGTCAGACTCCTGCACCTTCAGGACGGTGGCGAACGTGGTGCTGGCATTGCTGGCCCGTGCCACCACAATGTCGGCGTGGTCATAGTCGAGCCGGTCGATCACCAGGTTGGCCGTGCCGCTGGAAGCGGTGGTCGAGGTTTCGAGGCCGAACAGTACCTTGGTATTCTGTGCGTGGATCATCGAGTGCTGCTCCTAGAATCAAGAGGCGGCAGTCTTGAGGGCGACCACGGGGCCGACCTCCGACGTGCTGCCGAGGGAGTGATGGTTGATATCGAACCGCATGGTGCCTTGCAGGAGAAGCTGATCGGTGGTCGCGTAGACCTGATCGTAAAGCTTCACGCTGAAGTCACGCCGCTTGGCGAGGATCGAGGAGAGCTTCATGTTTCCGAAGATCACCTTGACGGCCGAAGGATCGCTGGTCAGGGTGCTGTTCATCACATGCACAAGGTTGACCTTGTAGCCCAGGAACTCCAAGCCGGCATCGCCACCGATCTGCTGCACGGAGTTGCCGCCGGCAGAGTACTTGAGGCGAGCCATCGAGGCCGCGAAGCCAGCGGGAGAGACAAACCATTCGGCCCCTTGACGGGCGTAAAGCGGAACCTTGCCCATGACGCCGAGGAAGTCGTTGAGAGTCAGGCTGCCGAAAGCAGTCCCGCCGGTGGCTGCGGTAACAACCGAGGCGGTGTGGTTTCCGCTGTTGATCTTCGGGACGATACCGTAGATGCCGCCGAACGTCTGGGTGCCATCGCCAAGCCATCCGCATTGGTCAATTTTCAGGGCCAGGCTGGTACTAAATTCTGTAGCCACCTGGTCGGCCAAGTTCACCAGCGCATCGTCCATCACCTCCGTTGAGAGGCGGCACGAACAGGCCAATTTGCGGGCGATCAACTGCACGTTGCCGTAGGTCGGCTCCGACTCGTTGATGCTGTTACCTTCGCCCACGAAGTAGGCGCTGGTGCCAGTGAGCCGCTTGGGGATGACGAGCGTATCGCGGGTCATCGTCTGGGATTCGGCGGCGGGTGGGAAGGTTCCAAATGTTTCCACCAACCGAATCACGCGATCCGCGAGTACATCGGGGACGAGCGTACCACCAGCGGAGTTGACTGCCTCGTTGAGGGCGCGGCTTTCGACGCCGTTGTCGTTGCACCACCGGAGGTCTTCTTCCCTGCGGAAGATCGACGCCCGCAGCCAGCGGCCGACCTTGTAAGCATCTTCGACGGCCGCGGGGCTGTCATTGAAAGCCGACAGCGAGCGGTAGTCGATCCTGGAGACTTGAGCGGGAAGCTTCCGCTTCTCTGGCTCAGTGGCAGCAGGGGCAGGGGCGGCGGCAGGCTCGATGACGCTGCGGAGTTCCTTTTCCTTGGCAGCAAGACGCTGCTCGAACTCCAGGTCGGCCTTGACGGTGTCGGCTTCGGTGTCGAGCTTCCGCAGTTCTGCGGTCTGCTCTTCCGAACGCTCCGACACGCCGGCCAGTTCGTTCATCCGCGCTGCAACGGCAGCGGCACGATCCTGAAGACGCTTGAGATTTGATGCGGCCATGGTGGCTTCGGCTCCGTATGGTGCCAACCACCAGGCATAGCAAGGCGGCTGGCGGGTGATGTTGTCCCGCTAGCGCGCCGCGACTTGTGCCGCTCGCACTGCTCTCTGCAAAATCCATCGCAGAGCAATGTGTCAGTCTGTAGCTTACACCAGAATGTTACTGCCGTGCAACTGACTCAAGGAGAGCAGCGCGAAGGGACGCCGCTCGGCCTGCGTAATCGACCACTGGAGTAACAACTGCTGGCGTAGTTTCCGGCGGCGCTTCGCTGCGATCGGCCGGTGCCATCGTCATCTTGTCAGCGGGGATAACCCACAGCTTGCAGACGCCGCCGGCTTCGATCTCGCCAGCGACTGCCTCGCACTTGCCGCCACCTTTGAACATCAAGCAGTTGGAACACACCAGCCCGGCGTCAGCGAATGGGCTTTCTCGCATGTAGTGTGCGCCGTTGGCCCCGTCCTGCGGCCACTGGCCGTTGACTTCGGCGATGCTTTCGATCGCGTCGTAGAGTTGCTCGTTGGCTGGCGTCAGGTCGTAGGACTCAGACGAAGACGGCTCTTCTGCCTCGGGGGCGGGCGGCGGCATCATCGGGTCAAACATGTCGTCACGGCTCTCGCCGTCCATCTGCTTGACCTTCGATTCACTCCAGCTTCGGCCTGGGTCACCCGACCAGAGCATCCAAGCTGTGTAACCGGGAGTCTCATTCCCGGCGTCAGACCAGCCTTCCTTCTTGTCAACGTAATGACGGGCGAACCATGCCCGCATCTCTCGCACATGCTCGGGCGTCAGCGTCTCGCGGGCGGCAATCCGCTTTGCGCGGGCCACCGTCTCCGGCTTCAGGCCGTCGCCGGAGCGGCCGGCTTCGTGAAGCTCAAGACCCTTTCTCGCGGCGGCGGCCATGTCGCCCGTTGGCTTCAAGTCAACGTCGTTACTGGCCTGTTCTGCCGCCCTTCTGCCGATCCATTTGGCGCCGGAGTCGCCGCCGGCCATCTGATACTCCCAAAACGCCGGCGAACCTGACCATCCAGTGGTTTTTGCAGCCAAACACCGCTCAAAAACGCCCTCCAAGTAGATGATTTCCTCGGGCGTAATGACGCATCGAAGGGCTATTTTCGTCGCAATTCCGACGAGAATATGGTCATTTTCGCCCGTATTTCCGCCCTTTAGCCCACGTTTTGCAGCGTTTGCCATGCTCAAATTGGGGCGAAAGTGGTCGCCGAGGGCTGTTTCCAACGCTCTCCGGCTCACAATCACGCTGGCTGAGTCGTATGCAGGGCGAACAACGGGGCCAACGTCGTCAAGCAGGCTGATTTTCTTGATTGTCCGCAGCCGCATGCCGCGGGTGGTGCCTGACCATGACTCGTCCTCCTGACGGCACATGAACGCAAAACTGCTTCCGACGACATCACGACGTTCGACGGCCTGGATCACGTCGGCTCGGGCTTCGGGCGGGTAGATCGTGTACTTCAGGCCGCGATCGTCTTCTGAGAGCGTCATAGTACCAGAACTGGTACGTCCCAGCACGAAATTCTTGTCGTGGTTGTAGCAACCGACCACATCGGGGGATGTTGCCAGCACCTCGGCGAACGCGCCGGGCTGAATGACCTCCGTGAAGCCTCCTAGATTTCTTGACTCACTCTGGAATATCGCCGCATACCCCATAATTACGGGCTTTTTCATGCCCGTCTGCGGGTCTTCGCGGTACTCGAGCGACGTTTCGCCGAGGTTCGTGCGGCGTTCAAGGTCAAGTGGTTGTGACATCGTTGGCGAGGTGCTTGTCGCACCATCCCTCCATGGCGGATTCGTATTTCGTTCCGCTGCGGTGGCATTCCAGCAGCAATTCCTTCGATCGCTCGATCCAGTTGTCGGCAAACGTCTCAATATCTTGCCCGGTAGCCTCTGCGGCATCGCTTAGTTCGTTGACGATCCTGTTGCGATGCTCCTCGAAGAAGGCAGCCATCTTGGTTGGCTTGTTGCGCCGCTCAAGAATGCCGTCAGATTCGATGGCAGAGAGCCTCCGCAGAGTCGATTTGAACAGCACCTCGTTGGCGTCTCGCTTGCCAGCGGCCGGTGGCTCCGGCGGGGCGTCGGGTGCTGTTTTCTGCGGTGCAGGGGCGTCAGGGGCCGCCGCGGGGGCGGTTGGCTCCGGTGCCTGCCCGTT